GCATGTTCGGGCCAGACGTGCTTGTGCATCACAAAATTCCAGAGCAAATCGGCGCGCGTGAACGTCTCATCATCCGCCGGATAAAAGGCATCCCAGGCCGGTTTCTGTTCCACTTCGTCATACAACTGGCACGGCGCGAAGTAGGCCAGCACTTGCGGATTGGAATCTAAAAAGTCGATGCCCTTTTGCACTTCGCCCGGTAGCAGGTAATCATCATCGCCTAAAAACACGACGTACTTGGTGTGCGAAGCCAAGAGCGCGGCGCGCATGTTGGGGAATGCACCGATATTCTGCGGCTGGCGGATATAGCGCGCTCCGGGGGGCAGCGCGACTTCGCTTTTGCCGTTATCGGACACAATGAGCTTCACGTCTGAGCCGAAATCCGCGACCGTCCGCTCTAAAGTCCATGCAAGAAATGGATCGCGGTTGTAAGTCGGAATGCAAATGCTCAAATCACGCATGCGCGGCCCCGTTCGTCAGTTTGGCGGCCGGTGGCGGCATGGTCGGCGGCAATTGCGCTTCTGTCGTGATCGTATCGGTCTTTGGCTGTGGCGCCTGCGGATCTAATGTGCGCCCGTCGTGGTTTAAGCGCACGCCGCAGTTGATCCAGGGCTGGATGCCTGCGCTGAATACTAGATCAGAGAACGAATAGTCCTCCGACAACAGATTATCCAGCGCAATGCGCCCAAAAAAGAAATGGTGAAAAGCACCCTTGCCGTACGAGGTCACCAACCCCTTCGATATCAACGTCTCGAACACCGTGCGCTCTATTTTCAAAAACCCGCCTGGTACAAAGCGCGCTTTCAATAGCCCTTGGCGCGGGATGTCCTCATTCGACACTTGCATACCCGTGTTGTCGCGACAGAACGGCATTGGCGGCTGGCACTTATCCGTGTAAAGCCCTGAGACGAAGGGCTCCTCAGTGTCGATCAAGTTTTGCAGATCCGTGCGCGTGAAGCCAATGTCGGAATCAATGCACACCAACGTGTCGAACTCTGTGCGGCGCAAGAACTCATTGGCGAGCACATTGCGCGCGACGTAGATATCCGACTGCCCCGCCAAGGGTAGCCAGCCACCATGCAAACCCGTCGATTGCAACATCCCGGCGGTGTAAAGCGTGACCGTGGTGTTGCCACGGATTGGCGTGGCGATCAAAACTTTGTTGTAGTTCTTCATTTCAGCCCCAGCGCGCCGTTCAAGGCCTCGAGCATGGAACTGGGCGCCTTAGTCTGGCCGCCCGCCGGCTGCTTTCCTGCGCGCAGCGGTTGATTCGCCGGTACGCCTTTGGGCGCTGTTGACGCCTTCGGGAGTTGCAGGGTTCGGTATGCCTCCAAGAATTTTTCTTTGCGCTGGCTCCACGGAATCGTCATCATCAAGGGCTTCAAAGCCGGTACCAGAATGGCTTTCTTGCGCGCGTAGTCCGGATCACTCGCCGTTAAGGTTTTTTCAAGTTCGGTCAGCGCCGCGCGCCCGTCGCGCTCCTCATTCGCCGCTTGCTGCTGGCGCTGTTGATCTTGGGTTGCGTTGGTGGTCAGCTCAGAGCGGAAGGCTTGGCCGTTTCGTGTGCGCGCAATTTCCTTTGCGTACTGCGCGGTGATCTGACCCTTGGCAACCGCGTCTTTAAGATCGGCATGTACGCCCAACGGGTCGCCAACAGTGCGGTCCTTGCCGAGTAGCGTGGCAAGGCGCTCTGCGACGGATTCCACCAATTCGAGTGCTTTGCCCTGTTGCGCGGGATCATTGCTGTTGAATAGCGCGAGCCAAGAAAGCGTCTCGCCATACTGCGCGGGAGTTGCGCCAGTGGCCTGAATGCCGCCCACCATGTAGTCGAAATTTTGCTTGATTTCATCGCGCTCAGCCGTCACTGTTTTGGTGGTATCGATCAACGTGCGAATGCGATCCTGAGTGTCCTTTTTCAACTCCTTTGGGATCGGATCGTTGATTGGATCGGGCTTTTTAGCCTCGACAATCGGCTTGCCGTCTTTGTCCAGCTTTGCCTTTTCGCCTTCGGGCGTCGCCGCCTCTTTTTTGAGGAACTTGCCGGTAAGCGGATCGCGCGCCGCGCCGCGCGCTTCGGCCTGCGCATCCGTCTCTTCGGCAGCAGCTTCAAGTTCCTCGCCTTCCGGCGTTTCGCCTTCGGTTTCGTCCCCTTCCGGGGTTTCCTCCGGTTCCGGGATTTCAGGATCCGTGGTTTCGACGGGTTCATCAATGGCATCGCCTAGAGCGGCGTTGACTTCATCCAGCATCGTTGTTTTTTCATCTTCCATTTTAGGGGCTTCCTATCGTTATTATTGGGGTAAACCAGGTGGTGTCGCTGCGCCGTTGGTGGGCGGCGGCGCACCGGGGGGCGCTTGGCCGCCGGGCGCGGGGGGCGGCGGAGGCGGTGTATCGCGCGCCACTACAGGCGCCACGAGCCGCATGGAGGTCGCTGTATCGATTTCGCCCTTGATGCTGACCGATATCTGCGGCTGCACGGGCGGTGGCGGGGCTCCCGCTCCAGGCGACCCTGGCGGGGGCTTCCTGGGAATGAAGCGCTCCACGTCGCTTTCATCGCCAAGTCGTAGCATGGTTTCCTTCACCAGCTCGATTAGCGCATTCGCCATCGGCGTGTTGCCTTGGGCAAACGCCTGCTCGATTTCCTGCAAGGATTTTTGAATGAGCGGCAGGATCGTGCCCCAGGCTTGCATGTCGGTGGCCTGACGTGGCTTACCGGTGCTACCCGCTTCGATCTGAATTTCCACCAGCGTGAACAGATCCTCGATGCTCATGTTCACCGGCCAAAAAGCCTTGGTGCCGGCGAGGCGTTGTACATCGCGGGTTTCCAGGCATTGCAGCGATTGCTCCGCGGTGTACTGCGCCAATTCCGTCAGCATTGCTTCCAGATTATCCCGGTTGGCCGTCGTGCGCGCTTGGGTGCCTGACTGCTGGATGTTCGCCTCTGTGGCCGTCTTTGGGTTGCCGGGCGAGTTGATCGCCGCGGACAGCGCTTCCTGCACGCCCGAGATTCGCTCCATGTCGTTTAATATCAACGTGGGGTCGTAGAGCCGCATATCGATGGCAGCCACGGGCTTGGGCGCAAAGAGTTGCGCTAAGGGTATCGAGGGGTCCGATGGCCGCAAGGCCGTATACTCCTGGGAGGTCGACTCCTGGAGCTTCTTCGCCTCAACCTCATCCAGCATGGTCGCATTGAACAACACGCCGGGGATTGAGCGCTGGCGGGTTAGCCTGAAGTTCGAGCGCGTGGAAGCATACTCGTCCTGCAACTTGTACAGGCGCCAGGAAAGGGACTGCGCATGGCGCTGGCCGTCGACTTCATAAAACGCAAAGTAGAAGTACGGGTAAAAACGACTGGTCGGATAGGGCGGAGGATACGGCTCCTTGGCCCACTTCTTCACCCCATCTATAATCGTGCGAATTTGCTTATCACGCCGGTCCCAAATTTCCACACAGCGCACGAAGGCCGGGGATTCTTGCGAAGAGTTGTGCGTCGTGAATCCCTGCGCAGCTTCAGCGGTCGCACTTTGCAGCGCTCCATCATCGAACTCGCGCGTCGTCAGCGCTTTCGGCGGGCGCTGGTAGTAAAGCTTGGCCGACTTGATATCTTCGGCTTCCAACCGATCGAAGCGCGCTAGCGCGTCGTCCTTCGGGATGTACAGTTCATTGCCGATCCAATCCGCATCGGTGTAATTCTCGATGGAGTTGATATCGGTCGAGACTTGAATGTTTTCCGTCTCCACGTAATCGATCACGAACATTTTGGTGACCGCAAGCTCCAGCTTTTCCTGCAAGCTCTCGATCAGCTTTTCTTTCTCGTCCTTTTCAGCTTCGAGCGTCTCCGGATCCTGGCCTTGCGGATCTTCCAGCAATTTTTGCTGCGCGATGATGCGCGCGTGGGTGTCTTGCGCATCGTTCAAGGCTTTCTGCACTTCCGGCTTCGGCTGCTTTTCCGACACCATCGTGGCCTTGAACCAGCCCTCGCCGTTGGAGAGCACCGAGCGCACGCCCTTGCGCGCGGGCTTCTTTAAGTTGCCTTTCTTCCAAAGCGAGGAGATAACGATTTCAAGCGTGCGTGCGAACACTTGCATCTGGTAGGTGTTCGACTCATCGACTTGTGGCGCCTTGCGCACCGACACGTCGGGGTTGCGCGCATAGAGCAGCGCCACCAGAATATCGATGAACGCGCCAATCAAATTCGTGGTGACGGCCCAAGAAAGATCCGCGGTGCCCGCGGCGTATCTTCGGTCGATCGCTATTTGTTTGCGGAAATTCTCATCGAACTTGCGCGCATCCTCGTACTCGCGCCATTTCTTCTCAACGAGTTCGCGCTCTTCCTCTTCGTCCTCCTTGGATTGCAGTTCTTCTTGGTCCGTGCCCTCATCCTTACCCTCGCCGGTCTGGCGCGGATCCCCTGCGGCTTCTCCCCCTAGTGCCATGAATCACTTCCCTGGTTCTAAAACGTGCGGCGGATCGCTCGGGGTTGGATTGACGATAATTTCCGGCGCGGGGTGCTCAAGTGCGAGCCGTTGCATCGCCGCTTCGGTGCGCGCATCGAGCAGGGCTTCGGATGGCTGCGCGGGCTTTGACGGATCAACGGGTTGCTTGCGGTGCATGGCCGGAACCATGTCGGCATTCAACTTGGCGACTGTTTCATCCGAATTGCGCGGCGCGTAGCCGGGGCGTGAGTGAATCACGGGAAGAGTCCTACTTGGGTGGGCAATACGATGGGCGTCGAGGAAGTGAAAGGCGACACGATAACGCCGCGTTCGATCAGCACCGCCGGCCAGACGTTGGTTTCCGTCGAGAGGATCGTTTTGCCAGCCATGATCGGCGTCGCGGATGTGGCAATGACTGTTGGTAGGGCACGGGGCACTCCAGGGGAGCTTGAAACTTGGGTCACGGGCCGCCGGCTTTGCCGTTGGAGTTGTACGCTAAGGGTACCGTTACGGCCGCGGCGGCAGCTCGCGCACTCTGCGCGCCTGGTTGCGGCGCGCTTGGCGCCACGGTCAGATTGCGCGCCGCTTCGTTCACGCCAGAGGATTGATGCGCCATTTTAAAAATACCTCACTTGGGGTTTAGCGTTGTGGTCGTTGAATTCCAACCATTTTTCCGTAAACGGGACGAGCATAGGCCGCACTTGCGTAAAAGGCAAACGCGCGTCCATCATTTTATCGACCATGCGCCCCACCAATCCACATACATCGGCCTTGTCATCCCAGCGCCCGCCGGGGAATTTCACAAGCTGCTCGATGCAGTTCTCTGCCCACGCGCGCCGTACTGGGAAGTGAACGGTGCCCGCGGTCGCCCGCGCATGGAATGCTTGCAGCTTGACGGCTTTGTCATCGAGTGAGGGCAGCATGTCAACGGCGACGAACTTTTGCGAGTGCTGCATGGCCGAGCGAATCGCAGGCCCGATTGCCTTATCGATCAACCCGCCTTCATTGGCCCAACGGATCGGTTTCCACAAAGCAACCAGCTTGATGAACGCGGCAATGCCGATATCAGTTTCGCATTGCTTACTCCACCAATCGATTGCCCACAAGTCCCCAACCCGGTCGACGCCCCAAACCCCGTGCTCGGTAAAGTCTGGCTCCTTCTTGCCGTGCCGCGGCTCCATCGTGGCATAGTCCGACGCTCCGTAAATTCTCAAGGACTTTGGCAGCGCGTCGAGTCCGTCATAGGTGCGGATCATTCGAGTAAATGTATGAGTTTTGACTTGGCGCAGCGCTCACATTGCTTCCACGCAATGACGAAAACAATATTCATGTTTTCACTCGCGTTGACGTTGTGCTGATAGATGTGCCACTTATGCGGACGCCACAAACATACTAGCTTTTGTTTTATCTGCCATTTCGTCATACGTCTATCCTTGGTAAGTCAGGATCATAGCGGCGAAACATCGACTGAGAGAAGTGAATACCGGTGAAGGGCGCCGGGCGCTGCTGAAATAGCGCGGTCCAGGTGCGCGCCGCGCGCGGATTGTCGCGCCACACCGCCCAGTGTTCGCGCGGCCAAAATTCCGGCCACAGGAAAGTCCCCGGCGCGCGGCCCAAGA